CTTCATGATACTAATTTACCACATTGTTTTTGTCAATTCTATATGTTTTTTTGACAACTTTACATAAAGAGCAAATTTGAAAGTGTATCGAGAATCACTTCACGTCTTCTGTAAATCTGCTTGCTGTGTCTATACAAGTACCCAGTTTCTCCGTTCTCCATGATGTGCCAAACTTGAATCCAGTCGTATCCAGTATGTTCTCCCCAACGAAGATAGAAGATTTTTTTATCATCTGGTTCTAGGTTTTCTAGTAATTGGGAGATAGCATTTTGGAGATTTTCTAATCTTAAAATCATAGGATCGCTTGCGTAAGCAACCGCTAGATTCTCCGACCTGTTGACGAATGTCCCACTGCCACTTGCTCCAGTATCATCAATACCAGGAACAGTAAGATGTTTAACTTCGTACAAACGTTCTAGCTCATGCCTACGTTGTCCAATAAGTTTGTCAATCTTTAAATATTTATCATCGAGTTCAAACTCGAGATAATCCCTTCGTGCTTTTGTTAAGTTCTTTTTGACCAAACCTTACCTCCCATGTATCTTTTAGTTTTTACCCACTTGATAAGCTTGCCATCGTTGTTATTGTTAAAATAATCTGGCAATCTTGCTGTTGGACTTTCTTTGTAGATGGTTTTTTCAACTACCTGAATTGCAGGTTGCATTTCATCATCTACCCATCCAACTAACCAACCAGGATTCACATCATCTGAACCAAACTCAACTCCTTCAATTGTGATGCTATGCTTCACGCTATCAACGTTGATAATAGAATCATTTGATGTTTTTATTCTCATGTTCCATCTCCTCACTAACTTCCTAATGCACAAATTCGTTGACCAGGTCACAGATAAAGAGCTTCCAATCAGATTCTCTAAACGTCAAGAAACGATCTGTAGTAAAATTTCTAAGTCTTCTATAGAAAAGCATCTTTAGTTGGATTGACTCACCAACACTCAGTAAGGTTCCAGGGAAGCGATGTACTGAATGCACTCTATTTCCATACCCAGAAATATCTAAATGTATTAACGTTTCTGGATATATGCGCTCTGTACTAGCTTCAACTTCGAACTCAACCTTAACTTCTTCTACAATTGGAACTTCGTTTAAAATTGGTCGTGCAGAAAATAATGGCGACGGGATTTTTTGCCTTTTTCTTCTTCCTGAATATGGATATTTGCAAGGTTTCATTCTTTTTCCTCCAAAAGCTCAGGATTTTCGTAGATGTTCCCAATAACTTTGTAATACGGTAGAAATTCCTTTGTGATGTCAATCCGATAGGTACGACTTAGACCATCACCGTACCAGCGACCTTTGTCTTTGTCGTATTTGACAATAAAGGTATATTCTGTCTGTATCTGATGATGTAAGATATCGCCTTCAAAAACTTCTGTACCTTCTTGGTCACAAAGACCTGTTGATTGCATGATAGTTGCATTTTCATCTTCAAGATAAAAGTCAAAACTATATCCACAAACACATCTTGTCTTATCTTTTTCAAAAACGAGAGCTTTCACTCTTAACATTTGATTAAAGTCTGGAAGCCAAACCCTAAATCTTGGTATCATGCTAACACTCCTTAAATAAACAAACTAGCCAACCAAATTAAAAATGCACATGTAATGATTTTTGAAATACTGCTCTTCACAGCATACGAATAATCCTCTTCAGATTCTTTTTTGCTGGATAACACAGGCCAGATGAAAGATAGTAGTGCATCCATTCCTAATGCTTGCCAGACTGTAATTTTACCAACTGGAACAATCGTTGTGATAATCTCATTCCATCCATACTGAACTACAAATGGCGATACAACGATTACAAATACAGCCCCAATAATGATTCCTAGTTTTTTCATTTTATAAATCCTCCTCTTTAACAAACACTCCGTCAATCATCTTACCTTTGCGGTCCTTAATGACTTCATAAGCTTCTTCTAAGCAACTTTCAGCTGTAGTTCCATTACAAAATGAAACCGTACTAACCACACTGTCAAGAAACATCAAGTCTGCTTTGATTAAAGGAATCTGTGTCTCATTGTGACAGACATGAGCGTATAGCTTCTGAGCGATATTACCCAGACTAGAAACCATCAGCAACAATTCGAGTTCCTGTTGATTCGCTGAAATCTGAGCACCGTTCTTAATTTGTTGCTCAAGCCCAATCAATACAACTTGAATATCACCAAGCGCATCATAAATCAGCTCAGATTTGTCCTTTGCAATGCCTTCAAACAATTCTCCTGACTCTTCCATCAACTTCAAGAACTGTTTGACAGGATTCGCTTCATGTAAATTTCTGTCAACAAACCACTGCTGAACCTTTTCTTCCAAATTCATTTTCGTATTCATCTTACTTTTCCTCCACTTCTTTAAATGATTCCATTGTCTGAATAATTTTTTCTAACATAGATTTAGATAACGTGATGTAATTATTTTTCTTCACTTGTTCACAGAAGATACAAATTCGATCGCCAAAAAATCTGCAATTTTCAGTTAAGCGATGTCTTTCATCTGACTCTATTTGTTCCTTGTTGGCTAAGCTAACAAGGATTACTTCATCAGATTCTTTCCAATCTGGAAGTGCTACAGCTTTGTATAAGTTTTCAAATGCTAAATCGGTTAAAATATCTCTAGCCATCATTCTCCTCCGTTTTCAAGATCTCGGTCAATAAACCATTGTTTTACATTTTCTATTGTGCTCATGATAACTCCTTTGCGATAGCAGCAATAACATTCACGGTCACGCTATTTCCTGCTTGCTTATATAATTGACTGTTAGAGTTGACCTCTTGCGCCTTATTAAAAGCCCAATCAGGAAAACCTTGTAACCTCCAGCATTCTCTAGGTGTCAGCTTTCTAATCCTAAAATCAGGCTCAACCACGCCTTGACTCTCTCCAGTTAAGAGAGTATTTGCTATCTTCTTACCTACTCGCCCTCTGCGTGTTTTAGAGTTAGGGTGTGACAAATTCACGCTATCCCCAACCTCTGCTTCTGCATAGCCTTGAGAGGTTGCCTCTGTTATTTTTAAAACATTGTTTTCGTGATAGCTATTCCTAGTTAAAGTAGGAGCGATGTCATGCTCTCCGCCTTTATTATAACCATGACCTCGTTGAATGATTTTAGGTTCAAGTCCTCCGCCTTGATAGGCTCTGATAGTTGGTGCGATACCGTCTGTTTCGTAAATCACTCCACATTGATTAAAATTGGGTTGCAATACCCCAAATTGTTTTATAGTATTGCTTTTTATGGCTATCTTCTGCCCTTCTCCCTTGTTCGTTGTGAGTGTAGGAGCTAGGTCGTCAGCTTGATAGACTTCTCCATTCATGCCATTTCCAGATGGATTTACATTACCAATTTTTATGACTGATTGGCTATTAGTTGGCTGATTTTCTCCACTGAGAGGAAATACTCTTCTGGTACATTCTCCTCTAAGATGTCCGATAATGAATACACGTTCCCGATTTTGGGGGACTCCGAAATCCTTGCTGTTAAGCACTTCCCATTCCACATTGTACCCCAGTTCATCCAAGGTTGAGATAATGGTCTCAAATGTAATTCCGTTTTCGTGATTGAGGAGTCCTTTGACATTCTCAAGGAATAGATATTTAGGTCTGAGAATAGATGCGAACCTAGCAATCTCAAAGAACAAAGTTCCTCGAGTATCTTCAAAACCTCGTCTGTTTCCTGCAATCGAGAAAGCCTGACACGGAAATCCTCCACAGACAATGTCCACACGTCCGATTCCTCGAATAAACTCGTCTGATACTGCTGTGATGTCATGTAATTCTATTTCTCCCTTCGTGTCGTGTATAGCTTTATAACTAGCTCTAGCGAATTTGTCAATCTCACAAAATCCTATACATTCATGACCAGCGGACTCCATTCCCAAACGAAATCCACCAATTCCTGCGAACAGATCAAGAAATTTCAAATCCTCACCTCATCCCCCTCTTCAGATACCTCTGATATCTTTATCTCGAACATGTGCCCGTCAATAGCGAACGTCCCGTTACTTCCTAACAAATTCTCATCTTTAATGATTGACTTTGCTGTGTGCAAAACGAGTTGCCCTACTTGAAAAACAAAAGCAAGTTCTTCTAACTCTTTTATTGCCATCTAAATTTTCACCTCATCTCCAACTTTCACCTTGTCATAAACGTCCTTCGTAACCACGAACGCACCGTAATCACGAATCGTAAGTGTGTATAGCTTGCCATGGTGTCCTTTCTCGACGACTTTACCAAATATCTCAGCGCCTGCGTTATCAGCCTTGTAGATAACCATTGGCTTCTTCTCTTCCAAATTCCGAATCCTGCCCATCTGCCAGATATTTAGTCCAGCAGATAGCAGAATCCAGATAACGATAAATCGTTTCATGTCTCCTCCTCAAAATAAAATTTACCATTAAAAGGCTTGATTTCAATAATTCCATAATCTAACCCAAGTCTTGCTATAAATGGCTTGCTGATTCTCTCGTGCAAGGTAGACATCTGCTCTCTGAATTCATCTAACAGAAGAGTAGATTTGTAGAAATTACACTGATAACATGCTGGCATATAATTATCAAAATCATCTTCTCCACCTAAATAGTGAGGATGCAAATGATCCACTCTCAAAGTTTTCAAATCCAAAATCTTGCCACAATATGCACAGTGACCGCCGTATTTATCTAAAACCTTTTGTCTAGTGGCTTTAGATATGCTTTTTCTTCGTTTCAATCTGTGACCTCATTTCTCAATTCAAAACCAATTCCATACAAGAGCAAATTATTTTGAAAGTCAACGAATGCTTCAATCGTCTCAGCTTCTTGAAAGTCGTATTCCTCAACCGTGCTTAAGAAATCATCAATATCATTTCTTTGTACACTTCCGTACTCTGTCTTTGTGTGTTCCATTGCTTGTTCATAGCCATCTACATCGATTGTGTAGTAGATTTTGCCACCTGAATAATCATATTTGTAATTCTTGATAATCATTATTTCATCTCCTTGCTCTTAATTTCTCTAGTGAGTCTGTTTTTTAAAACATGACTTGTAAAATAACTACCGTCTGCATATGTATAATAATCAGCGGTTTCTTCAACCCACTGACTTCGTGTGTACGGATATCTGTTTGGTCGTTTCAATTTACCACCTCATATATAAGTATTTTGTATCGATATCTTGTCCTAAAATACAATCTCTCAATGATCTCAAATCTTCTAACGCACTGCTGACGGTCCCCCATTTGTTCTCAGGTTCATACTGTACATACTTTTCAGGATACTGTTCCAGTTCTGAGATGCCACGTTGAATGTTTTCAAAAATATCAGCAACATTGTAAATGGTACCTTGTTCAAAATCCCAATCCATAGCTGTCCTAAACATTTTTCCGAGATTGTAAGTTGGAGAACAACGCTTAGGCTCATCAATGCAGATATATTGTCCGTTTTCTATTTTTCCTAAGATTTCCAAATCATAACTCATCTACCTGACTCCTCATTTTTCTAACGTTTTGATTACACTTTCAATCTGTTCTTTCTTCTTCTGCAACTCTTCCAAACTTTTGACTTCTAATGCTTTTTTAATAATTTCAAGTTGTTCAATTTCTTTTTTAAATTTTATAAGTCCTTCAACTTTGCGAGCATAATCCCTAAAATTATTTGCCCATTCCCAGTCATCCCAGCCAAAGCAATTGTTCAACTCTCGTCTTAATTCGTTATATTTGTTTCGTAAGTCAATATTAACTTTATATTGCATATACAAAACAAATGAAGCCATGACAAGAACTGACAAACAAGCAATAAACATTCCCCAAAACATTAAATTTTCCATTTATTCCACCTCCTCGATCTGTATTCCTGGGCAATCGAATACCCATCCAAAACCAGAAGAAATTATTTCTGTTTTTGTAAGTTTAAGACTTCTTGGGTCAAATTGTGTTTTCTTAGTGAAGAAAATAATATTCTCTCCAAGAGTCCTGACGTTAACAAGATTCAAATGTCCATCGTTATAGTTTAATAGAACTACTTTGTATTCCTTCTCTTCCTCGATCTCATAGCCGTCAAGCCATGCACGAGCGAAGAGTTCTTGATTGCTCGTCTTTTTAATCCATAATATTAAATCTAAACTTTGGTTGTTTTCTTTCATAAAGTTTGGATTCATAGCAGTATATAGACTAGTTGTCAAATGTTCTTTACAAACCTCAATCCAATCCGCTACAACCTGTGGGATTGTGACTTTCTCCTGTTCAATCGATTTGTAAATGAAGTTCTCGTCTATACTTACGGTTTCTCCACTGACTAACTTAATTATCTTCTCTCTAGTTCCTAATGTATCGATTCGAAAACCAACTTCATATCCATCAATATAAACTTTGTCTTTATTCATTTTCCAATTCCTCCTACTTGTTTCTAAAAATCCAGCTCTTGCCCCTCATGGCTCAAAGGTACAAGAGCTAGCAAATTCTTTATACGTCATTCGTCCAATTCTGACGCATATTCTAGCTCGCTTTTAACGTGGTTCGCGGCACGTTGATTTTGTTGCTAAATAATAGCAGTCAATAGCACCGTAATCAAAACGTACATCATCTTTTCCGATGTGTTTTTTGAATTTTGGTCTAGTGATACCTGAGAAAGCCCATTGATGGTCTTTCATCCGTTCGATAAGATCATCCACATTGTTAAAACTCCCAAGAAAAAACTTGCAGTGTCCGTTGTAGACGAAGTAAAGATTTAACATCAATACCTCCTAAAATTTCATAAAAGCCATCCAGTGAGTTGTTCCACGCTGTTGCCCAAAAAGTGGTTGATGCGGAACCAATTCCAAAATTTCTTTAACATTTACTTGAGCATCAGACCACTTAAAAATAAGTGTTCCACCTGTTTTCAAGACTCTAAAACATTCTTCAAAACCTTGTTGTAAATCTAGCCTCCAAGTCAGCAAATCTAGTTGTCCGTATTGAGCACGCATGAATGATTTCTGACCAGCCCAGAGAAGGTGTGGCGGATCAAATACAACAAGGTTAAATGTTTCATCATCAAATGGCATGTCTCGAAAATCTGCAACAATATCTGGCTTGACATTGATTTTCTTTTTGTGAATTTCAAATTCTTCTTCACGTCTATCCATGTATGTTGTATGTGGTTCCTTTTTATCGAACCAAAACATTCTAGACCCACAGCACGCATCTAGTATTCGTATGTCTTTCATCCCTCACCTCTCTAAAAATACTCTTTCCTTTTATTTTTTAAGTCATTAAATACCATCAGATGATCATTGTCTACACCCTTCATCAACCGACTCATAAACGGTCGACCATATCGCTTCTGAATTTCTTGTGCAGTCAGATTAGTCGTGATAACCGTATTAGCCCTTTTATTAAGAATGTTGTAAAGAATACTGAAGGACCACTCACTATCCTTCTCCATCCCAAGATCATCCAAGACCAAAAACTTTGCACTAGCAATTTTATTGACTAGGAACTCTTCCTGACTAAAATCAGCTTTAATTTTCATCAGCAAGTCAGTAACATTGATAAAGATAGCAATTTCCTTTGTTGCATCGGATAACTTTTTCATCATCGCAAAGGCAAGATGGCTTTTACCCGTTCCAGCTTCTCCTTGAAAAACAACATTATTTCTAGCCCCCTCAGACCACTCTCGGCAAATCCTCTTTGCAAAAGCTAGCTTTTCCGCTTCTTTTTCAGTAGGTGTGTCGAAGTTGTCAAGAGTAGCATTTTTCAGCACATCATCATAGAGAGAGAATTTCTCAAGATAAAACCTCCGCTCTCGCTCATGCTCTGCATCAGCCAGCTCATTGACCTTTATTTGATTATCGGCATGGATTCGTTCCGATTCACACAAACGACAAACAATATCATTTGTCCGGAGGATTTTAATCAATGGAATGCCGTGCTTGTCGCAAATTTCATCCTGCTGTTCAGTGTTTCTCAGATAGGACAAAGCCGTTTCTTCCAGTGCATTAGTTACCATGATACCTTACCTCCGCAAGCCTGCCAGCTGGCCATATCTGACAAGCAGGCTATGACAGTAGAGAGAGGTTGTTTTACAAGCAGTGACCTTTTTTCATCGCTGATAGGGTAAAACTCCTCTTCAAATTGATTGATAACTTCTAAAATCCCCATTCGTCCTTAGCCCCCTGTTCTGATTGATTCCCACGAGAAGTAGTAAATCCCTTTGACTTGTTAAAGTTTGATTGTTCTGCTTCTTGTTGTACAGTAGTCTTGATGCCATTTTGCGCCCAATTCTTCAAAATACTATTTACATATCCAAAACTTCGTTTTGAATTATCAGCAGCCTTATCAATCGCAAGTTTTACCAATTCATACTCCATATGATCAAATCTAATGTAGTCAAGTAGTTGTTCAAATTGTTTACCATCAATCACCCCGATACGAGATTGATAATATTCAGCAATAGCAGCAGGATAATTGTCCTTTGCGGAATCTATCTCTTTTATATCTCTATTCTCTATTTCTATCTCTTTCTTTATCTCTTTCTCTGGTGCCTGTTCGTCCGACATTTGTCCGGACAAATGTCCCAAAAGTTTTTGGCCTTTTTCTAAAGCGATTTTTCGTCTATATTCACGCTTTCTATCAGCTTCAGTATTTGATGAACCAATAAAATTTTGGATATCAAGCATGTAGATGGCACCGTTATCTAACACCTCAATCAATCCCATCTCCTTAAATATCCCTACTGCCTTTTCTATAACTGCAACAGGTTGTCTAGTAATCGTAGATAACATCTGCGCATTATAAGGTATGCGGTCATTAAACATTAGTTTCCCATTATTTTTAAGACTCCTAAGATAAAGTTTTAATAGAATATTTGAATAAAGTATCCCGTCAGGCATGCTTTCAAGGATTGCTACATCGTCATTATCAAAAAAATTTTCTCGCAATTTTAAGTAATAATATTTTTTATTGTCAGACATAGTCTCCTCCAATCTGCATTATGCCCTAGCCCCCCATTTCCGATTATTTCTCCGGAAATCCATAGTCATTTCCTGATAAAGCAAACGACCATTTTCTTCCAAGAGATTCGCATTTTGACTTCTTAGAACATCATTGTTTCTTGCTTCTTCCTGATAATCACGAGCCAGTCTGTCATAATCTTCGATGCATGCTCTAAAAACTTGTGGTACGTCCTCAATCGATGAAGCGAGTCCTACAGGCGGCTGAGTGTCATAGGTGAATCTCCTGTCGCTATTTTTCAAGTTTCTTCGGGGAACTTCTCCGAAATCTTCTGTTTTTTCAATGATGACTACTACATTTTGTTCATCCGATTTTTCATTTTTAGCAGTCAGTAGCATCAGGATAAAGATCCCGATAAAAATTGTCACTAAGCCAAGCAATTGGCTTGATAAAGTTGGTTCTGTCATTTTGTTCTCCTCATGCTCTTAATTTTCGTACTTCTTTCTCTAATTCCAAAATTTCATAAACATCATTGACATCATACATAATATCTTTCCCTTGCTTACGAAATCTTAATCCTTTGCGCTCTAACTTCTTAATATAGCCATGAGTGAAGCCGAACTTCTTCATCAAAGTTTGTTGATTGATTGGCATGCGATCATTCTCTAACTGCTCCTTGACCTGCTTTTCAGCAAAGGCCAACAATTGATTCGTGAACAATTCAGCGCTTTCGCCGTCCAATCGTAATTGTAGTGTTATCCCTTCCATTTTTTACATCCTCTCAACTATGCGGGCAAGCATTTTTGTGATATAATGGTTTAAATTATTTAAGTATGCGCCTGATTACCGTCAGGTGCTTTTTGCACATCTCGTTTTCGTTCACGAAATAAATTGGTTCTAAACTTAATTTTTCCATTAACCCCCCTTTCTAAAAAACACTAACTCCTTGATTTTTCCAATAGTTGATAAAATCATTTTGTGATTGCCCATTATATCCACAAGCAAGGAAGGCTAGTCCGTAATTGTCCGTACTATTCAATTTTTTTACTAATAAATCAAGGTTTGATTTAACAAATTTTTTCATCCCTTTTATATCTCCGCATGGGTAAAAAAGTTTTTGTCCGTCAATTTCTACTTGCCATACCCACCCAAGAGGCGTTTTGTTATAAATGTATTTGATTTCCATTTTCCTACTCCTTCCTACGCTTGACTAAATGCGTTCAGCTCCATGATTTTCATCTTGGTATTGGTGCTTGGCTCCCAAGTCATCCAATAGGCCAGGGCTGCATCTGCGAATTTTTTCGGTAGCAAGTCATAGCGACTGATATTGAAATGATCTTTGAAATCAATCTCTGCTTGCCTGAAGACAGATTGAGCGAAGATTTTATCAGCATAAGCTGGGCTGTCAATCCCGCCCAAGCAAGCCACCACACGAGCCTTACGCTTCTTCAGGAGCGACTGAGCATAGCTCGGATGAATCGGTTGTTCACTCTTGAGATAGTCTATATCTTCAAGCATGGTCGCCTGTTGCTCACGCAATTTCTTTTGGCCAGTAAATAGAGCAATGAAGGCATCCTCATCCAAGTCCTCACGAATAAATCCGCCTTGTTTTCGAATCGCTGGCAAGACCTCTGATGTCACCCAACGCTTAAACTCTTTAGCTTGAGGTAACTTGCTGGATAAGATAAGAGAGTAGAGACCAGATTCGTTAATGATGATAGGATTTTGATTTCTACCCATGGCGTCACGAATCGTTACCCCATCTGTCTTATCATCTTCATCTACATGGTCAAAAATTGCTTTTCTTGAATTCGCATATCCCAAGATATCCGCAACATCCTTCCCAACGAACCAAGGCTCGTCATCAATTGTCAAAGTACGGACTTCCTGCCCGTGAAAATTAAAAATTTCGTTCATAATATTCCTTTCTAGTTTTATTTTGTTCAAGTTTCTTGAACTTCAAGTTTAAAAAAATAATCCCCTATTTGGTTATCTGGAATAAGTAACAGATTACAAGCTGTTGTAATTTCGTTGTTTTTCCAATAACGCTGATTATTTAATTTAAGTGAAATACTTCGTTCTGAAAGTTTCATAGCTTTAGCGAATTTTTTCCGGCTATTAAAAATTTCAGTAATTCTTCCATTCAATTTTGAATAATCAAATTTCATTTATTCTCCTTTCTATCTTTTGTTCAAGCTGTTTGAACTTTTGTGATTATAATTCTACTCCTTATTTTTCGCCTTGTCAATACTTAAGTTCATTTTTTTTGAACTTTTTATTTTTTAGCTTGAACTTTTGTTCAAATAGATATATAATTACTATTGAGAACGGAGTGTTAAATATGAAAACTACAACATCTTTACGACTAAAACAAATTCTGTCTGAAAGAAATCTTAGACAAGTAGATATCTTGAATAGTTCTTTACCACTTCAAAAGGAACTTGGTATCAAAATGGGTAAGAGTGCTTTGTCACAATATGTTTCAGGAAAGTCTTCTCCTGATCAAGACAAACTTGTTTTATTATCTAAAACATTGGGGGTCTCCGAAGCTTGGTTAATGGGATATGATGTTCCTATGTCAGACGATACTCCTGTCCAAGAACTAAAAATCCCTACTTCTCCTCTTGTTCAGAAAATAACTGAAAAAGCTGTAAAGCTTACTGCTCCTAGAAAACAAAAGGTTTTGGATTTTACAGAGAACCAATTGCGTGAGCAGTCTAACAAAGTTATCTCATTAGAGGAAGACTTATTTGAATACAAGGTATATGAAAAACTTTCAGCTGGTACTGGCTTTTCATACTTCAACGATGGGAACTATGATACTGTTTTTTACGACAAAGACCTAGACCACGATTTTGCTTCTTGGGTTTTCGGAGATTCCATGGAGCCTAAGTACATGAATGGAGAGGTCGTTCTTATCAAAGAAACAGGGTTTGACTACGATGGTGCCATTTATGCGGTTGACTGGGATGGCCAAACTTATATTAAAAAAGTCTATAAAGAAAAAGACGGTCTCAGACTCGTCTCTATCAATGGCAAATATAAAGATAAATTCGCACCATATGACGAAGATCCAAGGATTATTGGAAAAATAGTCGGAAACTTCATGCCAATTGAAAATTAAAGCCAAGGTGAACACATGTTATATTTTTCTACTAATCTTACAGAAAAGGAAATCAAGTTACTAATAGACGAACACAGAAGAACAATTAGTAAACTGGAAAACCAAAGGTCTTTAATAGCCTTTTTGGTTTTGCTGACCTTAATTTCTGTTTTTCTGCTTGGCATCGTTGGAAATATACTACTAACAATTTTCTCTTTTATTATCGGTAGTTTAGTTCTTCTCTTTTTGATTGGTATTTTTCCTAGGCAATCTAATACTGATCATCTAAAGGATGAAATTGAAGAACTGAATAAACTATTATCTATTCGAGTAGAAAATAGATTAAAACAAGAAGAAATTGATAAGAGAACTATTTATGATGTTATTCTGAAAGTGAAAGGAATATCTTATCGCCAAGAAGCTTTCTCAAATTTATGTCAAGAGCTTATAAGAGAATCAGATGATATCCCTTATTTAGGATACACTTCAAAAGAAATTAAGGAGGAATTAATTTTTAGAGGAAGATTTTATAAATACTTGCCTTTTGAAATTCCAGATGTAGAGTTTATCCCTGAATTTGATAATAAATTTGACCCTAATGCAGTTAAAATTGTGGTTCGAGGTTATCACTTAGGCTATATGACTAAGTCCAAAAGTAGAAAAGTATTAAGATTAACCACAGATTCAAATAATGAAGTTGTGAAAATTGCTAAAATTTATGGTGGTGATTACAAAGATATTGATCCAGAAAGTGATAAAATTCGTACTGTCAAGGATTCATTCAAGATACGAATTAAGTTGAAAGTCTTAAAAAAATAAAAAATCCCCACACTCTCCGACGGCAATCTTTGAGTGTGAGGTTTCAATCTTCCATCTAGCAAGCAATGGAAAAGATGATAAAAAAATACAACTATAGTTTATCATAAGTTCTACACCTTTTCAACTATGCGGGCAAGCAATCGAAAAGAAAGGACATTTTATGATAAAAAAATACATTACAAAAAAAGGAGAGACTAGATATCTCTTTCAAACATACCTGGGCATAGACCCTGCAACTGGAAAAGAAAAACGCACAACAAGACGTGGTTTTAAAACTATAAAAGAGGCCAAGGCTGCCGAACGTGACCTTCTCTTAGACGTTGAAGAGAATGGTTTTTCAAACAATGAAGATTTCCAGAACCCTACTTTTGCTGAAGTCGCTGAGTTATGGCTTGATAGCTATAAAAGCACTGTAAAACCAACAACATATCAGAACGTTAAGAAAAAACTTAATGTTATGATTGACTCATATTTTACAGATATGAAGATTCAGCAAATCAGTGTAGCTTATTGTCAAAAGGTTGCTATCAAGTTAAGTAATCGCTATATCCTATATGCTAATTACTACTCTGTCATCAGCCGTATTTTCAAGTATGCCGCTTCTCTTGACATCATTAAGTCAAATCCTTTAGACAAGATTATCAAGCCTAAAAATAAACCCTTAAAGGGCAAAGAAAACTACTATACAAAACAGGAACTAACGGAGTTCCTTAAAGTT